ACTCCACCTGATCCAACAGTCCAGACATTGCTTGCATCAACACCCCAAACACCGTTCAATACATTTGTGACACCACTGGTTTGCGCTGCCCAGGTTGAACCATTGTAGAACAGGATGACTCCACCTGATCCAACAGTCCAGACATTGCTTGCATTAACACCCCAAATGCCACGAAGGTCGTTTGTAACAGGAATGGTTTGCGCTGCCCAGTCGACTGACGTAATGTCAAATGCTCTCGTTTTTGACGAGAGCATGACCGTGACGTTTTCCAGGGTACCTACTTCCGAAAAGGAACCCTCGGCATTGGTGCGCGTACCATACTGAGCCAGCATGTTGGCGCTTACCTTCGCCGCTTCGCCCGCTTCAAACGTCAATTGCACCTCTTCGGTCACCGCATAGACGGCGACTTGAGATTCCACGTTATCGCCCGACTCCACCGTATACGAGTGCGTTGTCGGAAACACGGTACTCGGGACGTTCAGCCCATAACGCCAAATGGATCCGGTGCTGGTATACACCGATGGAGTGCGCGTACCAAAGTTCCCAAATCCTGTTCGTGGCGTCATGCCCATTGCGTAGAAGAGCGCAGGAAGTTGCTTGTACGTCGCTTCCGTCTCCGCAATCTCCACGCTCGCTGCCAACTTTGCGATGTACGTACGATCCGTGCCACCGCTGATGCCTACCAACTCCTCGACCTTCGTGACCTCTCGCTCGTCGACAATCCAATCACCGTTGCCGCGCCAGAGGTACCGTGGTGTCACTCGTGTTCCGTTGGTCGCTTCTCGCGCCAATCGGATCGAGCGTAACGTTTTACGTCCTGCCATGGTGTCCTCCTCTACGCAGTCGTTCCGATGATGCGCGACGGGGTAATGCTGTGAATAGTAATCGATCCGCGATGCCCGAGGGTTTCGTTGTACTTACTCGTGAACTCTCCGCTCACGATGTTGTTCCCGTCCTGGTCGTCATACTCCTGGAGGGTATCCCACTTAATCGGGAGCATGATGTTGAGCACGTCGATACCATCACGCCAGGAGAGTTGCATCAGTTGCGCCTGCTGATTGCGCCACTTCTCGATCTGGCCTTGGCTACCAGCTGCTCCAAACGTCCCGCTCTTCTGGTGCTCGAATGTCAACTTGCCGGTGATCTCATGGCCTGTCAGTACCATCGTCCCAGGGAAGAGGTTCCCGCCATCGAGCCAATATTTCGGCGCCCACATCGCCTTGATGGTGAGTTCGCCACCAAGAATGTTCCCAGCGCTCACCTGGTAACTGGCCATGCTTGCCGCCGCCGTTTCGGGTGCCAGATATACCGTGCCAAGGGAGGAGAGAATGACGTCGACCGGCTCAAGCGTGCCAACCGCGGTGAATGAACCCTCCGCATTGGTACGTGTGCCGTATTGCGAGATCAGGTTTGCATTCACCTTCACCGCTTCACCGGCTGCAAACGTCAGGGAAAGCTCTTCGGTGACGGCGTAGAGCGCCACTTGCGACTCGACGTTATCACCCGCCTCGACGGTGTAGGAGAAGTTCTGGAAGAACTGAGTGCCAGGTACCCAGTAGGAGTACACCCACGAACCACCCGCGTTCACACCGTTGATGGCGTTGGCAGTTGAGAACCCGAGGCCAAGAATGAGTGCAGGCAGTTGCGAGTAGGTCGCTTCGGTCTCGGCCAACTCCACGCTTGCCTTGAGCTTGGCAATGTAGGTACGATCCACACCACCGCTGATGCCGACCAACTCCTCAACCTTCGTCACTTCCCGCTCGTCTGCCACCCAGTCGCCGGTGCCACGCCATAGATAGCGCGGGGTCGCTCGTGTTCCGTTGGCAGTCTCACGCGCCAGACGGATTGATCGCAGTGTTTTTCGTCCTGCCACGGTGCTGTCCTCCACAAACAATAAGCACCTACTACCATGGAGGGTAGCCCTCCAGGGCAGCAGGTGCCGCCGATTACCTCGATAGCATATTCACGCGGTACTGACGCGCCCGCCCACGGCCTACAGAGCATACCGCATCTGTAGCCGTAGCATAGCACATTATGACGGCCATTGCAACGTCACGTTTACTCTGAGCCGTGCCCCGTAGAACGCAGCCCCACCAAACGACAAATTAGGCTCAATGCCGTTATCCGTGTGCGTCATCTCTGGGCTGCTCTCAATTGTCAACTGGTACCCGCTCTCGTTCGCAAGCGGAATGTTGGCGATGTCAATGTAGGTTTCTCGAAGACTGGAGAGCGTCGTAATCGCCTTGAGCGCGTTTGACGGGATGTCGTTCTGTGCCAGTGGTTCAATGTAGAGCAGAATGAGCGCCGTCCGTACGTCCCACTTCCACCCGCCACCCTTGGTGCTGTAGCGCCCTGGGCCCACCCAGGTCAACACTGCAGGAAGCGACGGCGTGTTGAGTTGCGTGGGATACTGGTTAAGCGGCGGTGCATACTTGATGCCGCTCACGCTTCGGTGGAGCGCTTGCAACTTGTTGACCATGAGCACCAGGTCGGTATCAGCCATGTCGGTAATCCTCGTGGTACATCCACCGCCAACGCTCCGGGTTTTTGAGCACTGGTGGTGGTACGTCGGTCGTTCGCTCCCGCGTGAGCTTCATGTTCTCACGCCCATAGACGTCGTGTCCCGCCGCCATTTGAGCCTCTGCGTTCGCGATCACCTCGGGGTTGACTAACTCCTGGTGCAGGAACGACTTTAGCTTGGTGCGTACGGCATCAGGGCCACCGAAGTATGAGAGGTGCCACCCACCAGGATAGGCGATCATGTAGTGCGGGTAGTGTTGATCAGGCTGTCCAATCCCGTAGCGTACAATGTGTGGGCTGAGTGCTCGCATATCGCGCCACGTCACCGCTCTGGTACCCTGCCAGACATAGCCGCCGGTGGTGTTGAGATCATAGTAGCACAACCGTTGTCGGAAAATAACCACGCTGCCATCAGGAATGCCGTTTTCCTTGATGGCCTTGATCACCTCCGGGTTTGGGATCTCGTCACAGTCACTGAGCAGGATAATATCATCGTCCTGAACGTATGGGCACTGTTCCATAATCGCTGTTGCAATGGCATTGCGTTGGAACATCTCCCGTCGCCGTGTGGCCGGTATGGTCGTCTCTTCAAGCGCCGGTTCTGGCAGGTCGACCACGTGGTAGTTCACGTTGTATGGAAGAGCCTCCATCAGGCTGCCGATTCTGGTGTGCAAATGTTTGAACACCAGATCCTTGCGCTTCCCCGAGTGCGTGTGCCGCGCTTCAACGACCACGAACTCGTCTACCACGTCTGCAAGCGTCTCGAATCGCAATTGCCAGATTGGATTCTCGTTGAAGAATGGCACGGCGTCGATGATCATCTCCGTACCTCCACTATGGCTATGCCGTTATTCGGGAGAACGAACGTGCACGGAAATCCATACTCAGTAGCAAACTCCTCAACCGCTCGACGCACACCCGGGAACGTTTCGGTATCGTGTACCAGAATGACGCCACCATTGGCCATCTCCGGTGCCCAGAGCATCAATTCAGCACACACGTGATCGTAGGTGTGCTCAGTGTCGAGGAGCAACACGTCGATCGGTAGTTTAACCTCGGTTCTGAGTACTTCGATCGTCTTCGGGTCGATACTGCTGCCTTGGAGGAATGACCAGCGTGGGTGATCGCGGTAGAGGTGCGAGCAATCGGCCAGGTCGATACTGATGACAATCTCCCCGCGCTCCTCAACGCCACATAGGAACGCTGCCGTTGACACGCCGCTCCGTGTCCCACACTCCACTACCACACCGCGTGCAAGCGCCTTGAGCATGGGCAGGTGCTGCTGAATGTCTGACGACCGCTGGAGGTGCTGCCGGTACGCTAACTCGATCGGAGTATAACCCTCCTCATACTTGGGAAGTGCTTTGAGCGCCCGTCCTGCGAACCGTGCACGGTTCAATTCATACGCTTCTGCCCATCGTGCTAGGCTTCCTGCTGAACGCCCGCCCAGGTGAATGATGGGCCAGTTGGTTTGCACCAAACTTACGTTGTTTTGAAGCGCCCGCAAGGAGAGATCATTGTCTTCCCAGTAGGGTTTTGGGAACGCTTCGTCGTCCCACGGACAGCCTGGATTGACTGCTACCCTGTCCCACGTTTCCCGGGTCGCCGCGATACACCAACCCTCCAGGTACGGAAGCATTCGACCGGCTACCATTTGGCCCTGAAGCGATGGGCCATACAATGCACCATGGCGTACGTCGTGCCGGATTGACTCGATCAGATTGCCGTGCTCAGGAAGTGTGATGTCACTGTTGGCGAACACTACGACGTCTGCATCTCCCAACATGCGGTAGCCGCGATTGTTCGCCAACGAGAATCCGGTATTGTAGTCTTCCCGCTCGTAGTGCCACCCGTTCGTTCGTGCCGCGTCCCGAAGTGCTTGCTCCGTCTCCGTTGGTGTGGCGTTGTCGATAATGACCACGGCGTCTGCACCCTGCACCGTGCGAGCGTAGTCCGCGATCAGGTGCGCCGTGTTGCCGTACCACGGGGTCACAATGCCTACTCTCATGAAAATACCTCCTCTGGCAGTACAATGCGAGCGACACCACGCGGTACCATGCGGTCACGCTGTAGCCGTTCGTCGAGGTGTCCGAGAAGAGGCTTCCAGTAGTGATCAATGACCTGGTCGATCTGGAACATCGCAGCACCCTGGGCTGCAGTGCTCTTGAGCGCTTCGTTCTCCCTGCTCATGTACGCCAACCGCAACCGATCGGCAATTGCATCCGGCTCGGGAAGATATATGTACGCCATCTGGGTGCTTCGGAATCGGTGCGCTTCGTCCGGCTCCACGAACCAACCCGAGAATACAAGATCCGCTTGCGCTGCCCACCGTCCTGCAATCACCGGTACGCCACACGCTTGCGCTTCAAGCGTTGGAATGCCGAAGCCCTCGCCCACGCTCACCGCAAGCAACACGTCCATCGAGTTGTATAACCAGCGGAGTTTCTCCGTTGAGAACCCGGCCTTGTACGCTGGCACGTGAGGAAAGAGCGTAATGTCACCAACGCCACAATCGGCTGCCATTTGACGAAGCGGCAACCCGCCTTCATACCCGTCATCAGCAGGGTGCGTGTGGGTGATGTAAAGCATGTCCGCGTGGCTGTCCCGACGGAACAGGCTCACGCCGTTAATCAATTCGTCCCATGCCTTGCGTGATGGAATGCCGCCACGGTTCACCGCTACCGTGCCAACGATAAACTTATCCTGTGGCAACCCGAGCAGTTGCCGCGCTTCGGCCTTTGGCATCGGGTAGAACTGCGTGGGGTCGTAGGCGTGAGGAGCATACAACGGGTCGAAACCGGCCCTGCGAAGCGCTCGCAGACCGTTGGGAGCGTACGCAATCGGAGCGTAGGCATGAAACATCACGGAATGAACACCAGGTGGTACCGGGGCGTGATCCACTGGCACCAACGGACACCACCGCAAGCCTTTGAACGTCTCCGGCTTGTAGACGAACGAGTCTTTGAGCGTAATCACCAGATCAGCGCCGAACTGACGCGCTGTATCAGGAATGACGTCTTGCGCGAACGGATCATGGCCACCCGGGTAGACCGGTACGCCTTCAAACTCGCCTTGGTGTCCCTGCTGGCCGTAGGAGGCCAAGATTGCCACGTCTGCAAGTCCTGCACGGGCAAGCCTGGGTGCCGTGAGTGCCGTTTGCACAGAATAGCCGCTCGTCGCGGCTGGATGGTCAGAAACCCATAGGATCCGCATGTACCCTCCCTCAGGTACTGCCCTGTGTTGCTCCGGGCGCTGCCAGGGTCGCAGCGTGTCACACCACCCGTCGGCGATGTCTAGCCCGGAGCATTATAACACGTTACCAGGCTCCACCGGTGCGTGATCGGTACGGTGCGAGCAACCAGCGTACGTCTTGTGGCATACCACTGGTGTATTGCACTTCGCCCGCCTCCTGGAATCCCGCCGTATCGGTGATGCCTACGTCTTTTTGTTTGAACAGGTACGCGGCATAGCGTACGGTTGCCTGCTGAATGTCCGTAGGTGCAACGGTGCTGAACCCAAACGTACCGGATACAATCACGTCCGTATCCGTCGACCACACCCACACGAACGCGCTCTTGAAGCGCAGGATCTTGTATGGAGGGTTGTAGTTGCGCGGCTCAAGCCACACGCTGCCAAGCGGGATGTTGCGCCCGTCGCCGTTGATTACGCCAACCAACGTATGCAAATCGCGATCCAAATAGAACGCCTGGTTCCTCACACGATCAGCGTAGTAGCGGCTGTAGAGCACCGTTCCTGCGGTTCCGGCGAAGTTGCGCCGGGTGTAGGAATCGATTGCACTCTCCGCACGAAGAATGCACTGCGTAATCAAGTCATCTTGCACGGTGCCCAGCGCCCCGTCAGGCGAGAGGTATTCACGAACGGTGCCGAGCGTGGTATAGCGTGGATTCGTCATACTGCTACTCCGACGCCGCTACCATTGCTGATAACGGCGT